GACCGCCATAATGCCGTTGAGGTGAACTGGATTGACCCGGACAACGGCTGGGAGACGGCGACAGAGCTTGTTGAAGATACGCAGTCCATTGCCCGTTACGGTCGTAATGTTATGAAGATGGATGCCTTTGGCTGTACCAGCCGGGGGCAGGCACACCGCGCCGGGCTGTGGCTGATTAAAACGGAACTGCTGGAAACGCAGACCGTGGATTTCAGCGTGGGCGCAGAAGGGCTTCGCCATGTGCCGGGCGATGTTATTGAAATCTGCGATGATGACTATGCCGGTATCAGCACCGGTGGTCGCGTGCTGGCGGTGAACAGCCAGACCCGGACTCTGACGCTCGACCGTGAAATCACGCTGCCATCCTCCGGCACCACGCTGATAAGCCTGGTTGACGGGCAGGGGAATCCGGTGAGCGTGGAGGTCCAGTCCGTCACTGACGGCGTGAAGGTGAAAGTGAGCCGTGTTCCTGACGGCGTTGCCGAATACAGCGTGTGGGGACTGAAGCTGCCGACGCTGCGCCAGCGCCTGTTCCGCTGCGTGAGTATCCGTGAGAACGACGACGGCACGTATGCCATCACCGCCGTGCAGCATGTACCTGAAAAAGAGGCCATCGTGGATAACGGGGCGCACTTTGACGGCGACCAGAGCGGCACGGTGAATGGTGTCACGCCGCCAGCGGTGCAGCACCTGACCGCCGAAGTCACCGCAGACAGCGGGGAATATCAGGTGCTGGCGCGCTGGGACACGCCGAAGGTGGTGAAGGGCGTGAGCTTCCTGCTCCGTCTGACCGTAACAGCGGATGACGGCAGTGAGCGGCTGGTCAGCACGGCCCGGACGACGGAAACCACACACCGCTTCACGCAGCTGGCGCTGGGGAACTACAGGCTGACAGTCCGGGCGGTAAATGCGTGGGGGCAGCAGGGCGATCCGGCGTCGGTATCGTTCCGGATTGCCGCACCGGCAGCGCCGTCACAGATTGAGCTGACGCCGGGCTATTTTCAGATAACCGCCACGCCGCATCTTGCGGTTTATGACCCGACGGTACAGTTTGAGTTCTGGTTCTCGGAAAAGCGGATTACCGATATCAGGCAGGTTGAAACCACAGCCCGCTATCTTGGTACGGCGCTGTACTGGATAGCCGCCAGTATCAATATCAAACCGGGCCATGATTATTATTTTTACGTTCGCAGTGTGAACACCGTTGGCAAATCGGCATTCGTGGAGGCTGTCGGTCGGGCGAGCGATGATGCGGAAGGTTACCTGGATTTTTTCAAAGGAGAAATCGGGAAAACACATCTGGCCCAGGAGCTGTGGACGCAGATTGATAACGGTCAGCTTGCGCCGGACCTGGCTGAAATCAGGACGTCCATTACGAATGTCAGCAATGAAATCACGCAGACCGTCAATAAAAAACTGGAAGACCAGAGTGCGGCAATCCAGCAGATACAGAAAGTTCAGGTTGATACAAATAATAACCTGAACAGCATGTGGGCTGTGAAGCTGCAGCAGATGCAGGACGGACGCCTTTATATCGCGGGTATTGGTGCCGGTATTGAGAACACCCCTGACGGCATGCAGAGTCAGGTGCTGCTGGCGGCGGACAGGATTGCGATGGTTAATCCTGCGAATGGCAACACAAAACCGATGTTTGTTGGTCAGGGCGATCAGATATTCATGAACGACGTGTTCCTGAAACGCCTGACGGCCCCCACCATTACCAGCGGTGGAAATCCACCGGCATTTTCCCTGACACCGGACGGGCGGCTGACGGCGAAAAACGCTGATATCAGCGGTAACGTGAATGCGAACTCAGGAACGCTCAACAATGTCACGATTAACCAGAACTGTACGATTAAGGGCATGCTGGAGGCGACCCAGGTCAGAGGGGATTTCGTTAAAGCTGTATCAAAAGCCTTCCCGAAAAAAGTCGGTACGTGGGGTAACACGGAAACGCCAGACGGGACGGTTACAGTCACCATCAGCGATGATCATAACTTTGACCGTCAAATCATTATTCCGCCCATTATTTTTAACGGTATAGCGTATACCGATCCGGGGAGCGGAAATAACCCCGGAGGCACGCGATACACGGGTTATGGTTTTGAAGTTCGCAAAAACGGCGTATTAATCGCATCCAGAGAAACTAAAGGGGCCATTCCCGGTAGTTACAGTGCGGTTATTGATATGCCGAGTGGCAGGGGAAGCGTCACTCTGGAGTTTAAGATTTTCCAGAAAGGGAATCAGGGGGCAGGCAATATCACCGACTGTACGGTGATTGTGACCAAAAAAGCGGCTTCCGGCATCAGTATCCGTTGAAATATTTATAACCCTAATAACGGGCGCCAGAAATGGCGCCTTTTTTATTGCAGAAAAGCGAGAGGTAATTATGCGTAAAGTTTGTGCAGCCATTTTGTCCGCAGCCATTTGTCTGGCCGTATCCGGTGCGCCTGCAGGGGCCTCAGAACATCAGTCCACACTGAGCGCGGGGTATCTTTATGCCTCGACGAACGTTCCCGGCAGCGATGATCTGAACGGGATTAACGTGAAATACCGTTATGAGTTTACGGACACGCTGGGGCTGGTGACGTCATTCAGCTATGCAGGAGACAAGAATCGCCAGCTTACCCGTTACAGCGATACCCGCTGGCATGAAGATTCCGTGCGTAACCGCTGGTTCAGCGTAATGGCGGGGCCATCTGTGCGCGTGAATGAATGGTTCAGCACGTATGCGATGGCGGGTGTGGCTTACAGCCGTGTGTCGACTTTCTCCGGGGATTATCTCCGCGTAACTGACAGCAAGGGGAAAACGCACGATGTGCTGACCGGAAGTGATGACGGTCGCCACAGCAACACGTCTCTGGCGTGGGGGGCTGGCGTGCAGTTTAACCCGACCGAATCCGTGGCCATTGATATTGCTTATGAAGGCTCCGGCAGTGGTGACTGGCGCACTGATGGTTTCATCGTTGGTGTCGGTTATAAATTCTGATTAGCCAGGTAACACAGTGTTATGACAGCCCGCCGGTTCAGGCGGGCTTTTTTGTGGGGTGAGTATGGCAGTAAAGATTTCAGGTGTACTGAAAGATGGTGCAGGTAAGCCGATACAAAACTGCACCATTCAGCTAAAGGCCAGGCGCAACAGCACCACGGTGGTGGTGAACACAGTGGCCTCAGAAAACCCGGATGAAGCCGGGCGTTACACAATGGACGTTGAGTATGGTCAGTACAGCGTCAGTCTGTTGGTGGAGGGATTCCCGCCGTCACACGCCGGGATTATCACCGTATATGAGGACTCAAAGCCGGGCACACTGAATGATTTCCTCGGTGCAATGACGGAGGATGATGTACGGCCGGAGGCACTGCGTCGCTTTGAGCAGATGGTGGAAGAGGTGTCGCGTAACGCCTCCGCGGTTGCACAGAATACGGCAGCCGCGAAAAAATCAGCCACCGATGCCAGTGCATCAGCCAGCGAGGCTGAAACTCATGCAACCGATGCTGCAGGCTCAGCACGTGCCGCCAGCACGTCAGCCGGACAGGCTGCATCATCTGCTCAGTCAGCATCTTCCAGCGCAGGAACGGCAGCAACAAAGGCCAGTGAAGCATCGAAAAGTGCTGCTGCTGCAGAGTCCTCAAAAAGCGCGGCAGCTACCAGTGCCAGTGCCGCGAAAACGTCAGAAACGAATGCGGCAGCGTCACAAAAATCGGCAGCCACTTCTGCATCCGTCGCGACCACGAAGGCGTCAGAAGCTGCCACCTCAGCCCGGGATGCGGCGGCCTCAAAAGAGGCAGCGAAATCATCAGAAACGAACGCATCATCAAGCGCCAGTAGTGCAGCTTCCTCGGCAACGGCGGCAGGAAATTCCGCGAAGGCGGCAAAAACGTCCGAGACGAACGCCAGGTCTTCTGAGACGGCAGCGGGACAGAGCGCCTCAGCTGCGGCAGGCTCAAAAACAGCGGCTGCATCATCTGCCAGTGCCGCGTCAACAAGTGCCGGGCAGGCCTCAGCCAGTGCCACTGCCGCCGGAAAATCGGCAGAAAGCGCTGCATTGTCCGCTTCAACAGCCACAACGAAGGCTGGCGAAGCCGCTGAACAGGCCAGCGCAGCAGCGAGGTCTGCATCCGCAGCGAAGACATCCGAAACGAACGCGAAAGCGTCGGAAACCAGTGCAGAATCCTCAAAAACGGCAGCTGCATCGTCCGCCAGTTCGGCGGCGTCATCGGCATCATCTGCGTCTGCTTCAAAAGATGAGGCGACCAGACAGGCATCAGCAGCGAAAGGCAGCGCCACGACGGCATCCACGAAGGCGACAGAGGCAGCTGGTAGTGCGACGGCGGCAGCTCAGAGCAAAAGTACGGCGGAATCCGCGGCAACGCGCGCCGAGACAGCAGCAAAACGGGCAGAGGATATTGCATCCGCCGTGGCGCTTGAGGATGCGAGCACGACGAAAAAGGGGATAGTACAGCTCAGCAGTGCGACCAACAGCACTTCCGAGTCACTGGCGGCAACGCCAAAAGCCGTTAAGGCCGCGTATGACCTGGCTAACGGGAAATATACCGCTCAGGACGCTACGACAGCACAAAAAGGAATTGTCCAGCTCAGTAGTACAACCAACAGCGCATCTGAAACGCTTGCTGCGACATCGAAAGCAGTGAAAGCAGCTAATGACAATGCGAATGGTCGGGTACCTTCTGTCCGTAAGGTGAATGGTAAGGCGCTTTCAGCGGATATAACACTGACGCCGAAAGATATTGGTACGCTTAACTCAACAACAATGTCATTCAGCGGTGGTGCTGGTTGGTTCAAATTAGCAACGGTAACCATGCCACAGGCGAGTTCTGTTGTTTCAATTACGTTGATTGGTGGCGCGGGATTTAACGTGGGGTCACCTCAACAGGCAGGTATATCTGAACTTGTTTTGCGTGCAGGTAATGGTAATCCGAAGGGGATTACTGGTGCTTTATGGCAGCGCACATCGACAGGGTTTACAAATTTTGCCTGGGTCAATACATCTGGTGATACTTACGATATTTACGTTGCAATCGGAAATTATGCGACTGGTGTAAATATTCAATGGGATTATACCAGTAATGCCAGCGTGACGATTCATACGTCACCAGCATATTCTGCTAATAAGCCGGAAGGGTTAACGGACGGTACAGTTTATTCACTCTATACGCCATCAGAGCAGTTTTATCCGCCTGGCGCACCAATCCCGTGGCCATCAGATACCGTTCCGTCTGGCTATGCCCTGATGCAGGGGCAGACTTTTGACAAATCTGCATACCCGAAACTTGCAGCCGCTTATCCGTCAGGCGTGATCCCTGATATGCGTGGCTGGACGATTAAGGGCAAGCCCGCCAGTGGTCGTGAAATTCTGTCACAGGAACAGGACGGCATTAAATCTCACACCCACAGTGCCAGTGCATCCAGTACGGATTTGGGGACGAAAACAACCAGTTCGTTTGATTACGGGACAAAAACGGTCAGCACGTTTAACCACGGCACAAAAACGACAAACAATACGGGAGCGCATACACACACTGTCGGTGGGCGCTATGGTGGTGACTCTGTTGGTGGTAAACAACGCGTACAGGTATCAGGAACCAACCAGGTGTCAAGCTCTGCCGGGGCTCACGCTCATACCGTCAATATTGGTCAGCATAACCATACCGTAGGTATTGGTGCTCATACACACACAGTGGCATTGGGTGCGCACGGACATACCATCACCGTTAACGCTGCGGGTAACGCGGAAAACACCGTCAAAAACATCGCATTTAACTATATTGTGAGGCTTGCATAATGGCATTCAGAATGAGTGAACAATCACGGACTATAAAAATCTATAACCTGCTGGCCGGAACTAATGAATTTATTGGTGAAGGTGATGCATATATTCCACCGCATACAGGTCTGCCAGCTAATTCTACGGATATTGCTCCACCGGATACTCCGGCTGGTTTCGTGGCTGTTTTCAACAGTGAAGAGGAGTCATGGCATCTCGTTGAAGATCATCGGGGTAAAACGGTTTATAACGTGGAATCAGGGAGCGCGTTATTTATTTCTGAACTTGGTCCGTTACCGGAAAATGTCACCTGGTTATCCCCGGAAGGGGAATATCAGAAGTGGAACGGCACAGCCTGGGTGAAAGATGCAGAAGCAGAAAAACTGTTTCGGATCCGGGAAGCGGACGAAACAAAAAATAGCCTCATGCAGGTAGCCAGTGAGCAGATAGCACCGCTTCAGGATGCCGTAGATTTGGGTATTGCGACGGAGGAAGAGCTCTCGTTGCTGGCAGAATGGAAGAAGTATCGGGTGTTATTGAATCGTGTTGATACATCAGTAGCACCGGATATTGAGTGGCCGACAATGCCGGCGTTATAGTCCGTAAATGCCAGTCTGAGGGAATGCTGAAAGGATAGAATGGGCAGCCAGACACACAAAAACGGAGTGCATCTCCGTTTTTTATGTTGCCATGTCTGGGGGATATTTGTTAAGTAGATGATAGAGGAGCTAATTCAACAGGGAGATAAATTAATGCCGATAAATCTGACATCTTATTTGAATACTGCAGGACTATTGGAAACTGTCCCAGAAGATGTGCTTTTTAGTATACGTGAGCAAAGCTCTGCTGGAGGCGCTCAAATACAATTAGGAAGCGCGATGGTTTCGATACAACCTACATCAACAGGAGAGTTTTTTACAGGAGAAGTTAATCGTGAAGGGCTTTCTGAGGGAGCGTTTTATACGGCATTGAGTAATCTTGAACATCTTGAAGTTGAACTTAACGATGGCCTGTCAAGGCGCGAGGTTATGATGTTTGAACAGTATATTATTGAGCAATCAAAACCGTTGTTTGATAGAATTGAAGAGTGCTCTTTTGAGGTAGCTAATGCGCTTCCAAGGGGATCAGATGAGTCAAAAATATGTCCAGTAGCATTATGTGAACCAGAGACAGGTGTCTTTATGAAGAACTCTCTGGGCTCAGACGTGTGTTCATTATATGAAAAAAATGTATTGGTACAGCTTGTAAAAACAGGCTCTTCTCATCCGCTTAGTAGGGAAGATATAAATGTTGCAATGATTGTATCAAAAGAGTCATGTTATTTTGATAGTCAGTCTGGAAATTTTAAGTGTGTAAATGGAGATATAACATATTTGTAAAAATCATTACTAATGAGTGTTTGGTTTATGTTTTAATTGTTGCTGGCAGTCTAGAAAATGTGCTTGGTGCCGTTGTTTTATATTGATGCGTTAGTCGCGACAGGTATCGAGTTGTTTAAAAATATAGTTTACATGAGTCTATCACATATAGAATCCTCATAATATAAATGTACTCCCAATGCAGTGGATGTTTTGCATTGGGAGTAAGCGTAAAGCTGGTTTAATACTATTGCGTATCGACTACAGAACTTCCCGGACAGGTTATATCCTCTATTTTATGAGGAGTAAGAAGATGATGTACAACAGCTTTATCTACACATAAATTGGTTCCGGTAAGAGCTAACGTATGTCCATCACCATTTATTGTCAGCAACGGGCTGGAAAATTTATCTGCCATCTTACGTGCATTAATCCAGGGCGTTGTTGGGTCGTATTTGTGTGCTACAAACATTAAACCCGAGGGCAGAACTGTATTTTTCAGACGAGTTTTGTTCAGGTCGCTATGTATTGGCCACAATTCACAAAAATCAGGTGAATCAGAGCGTCCATTGTCAAAGTTAATAGCTGGGAAGGCATTCGCAAGAGCCTCTTTTCGGGATTTTCTCTCTTCTGGTGTTAATTTCTCATCTCCCTGATCAACACAAAGGATTACCCCCAAAGCATCGCTTGACTCTTCTGAGGCTATTGGAGCACTGAGTGCAGTTTCAATTTCATTACTGACAATCCCCTGTGAGAACTGGCGTATGGCAGTTGCAAGGGTTGGCCAGGATGAACGCCATAGCAGAAGGTCTGTTGTTAATGATATGAGTTCATCTGAAGATATATTTTCTCCCTTGCTGTCGATTAAAGGTCTGTGATGCAATTTTAATAACAGGTCGTGGAACTGAGTTATTGCCTTATCTCTGTCTGAAGAAAGCGGGCAACTTTTTGTGCGCGCACACCAGGATGCAAAGCGATCAAATGTTTCCTGATAACTCTGTGCCTGTTTGAGTTGCCATGTGAAGTTGTCTTCCAGGTCATCTATATCGACGACTCCATCCAGAACGATAGATCTGACGTTGTAAGGAAAACGTTCTGCATATAAGGCTGCAATTTGTGTTCCATACGAATACGCCACGGCTGTCAGTTGTTTATCACCCAAGGCTTGCCTAATACGATCAATATCATATACAGCCTCATTAGAGCCGATATGGCGAATGACTTCGGCTCCGGTATTATGGATACATGCATTAATTTTATTTAATACTCGTTGCTTTTCGGTTATGTTTTCCTGAATCTCTGTATCTGATTGCTGGCAGTTTATTGCAGGAGTGGACTGTCCGACGCCTCGAGGATCAAAACCAATTATATCCCATGACTCACGAAGATTTGTTACTGGCCAGTCAAAGTTAATATAGGGATTTATGCCTGGTAATCCGGGGCCACCACTTATTATCAGGATACTTCCTTTATGCTTGCTTTTTGCCGGCAATTTTGTCAGCGCCAGTTTGACTTGTGGTCTTTTTTCAGAAGGACCGTCTTCACCTGTGCCTGTATATTTTAATGGGACAGATAAATATCCACATAGTAAGTCAGGAGAGGGTTTTTCCTCACCAAACCAGTGGCTGAATTGACTGGTCATACAGGATTGCCACTCGATCTGCTGGGCAGATACGGTTACGGGTAGAAGTAAGGTTAAAACAATCTTGAAATGAGTAATTATTTTTCGCATTGTGCCTCTGAATATCGGTATGAAGATAAATTTAGAATATATTGAATACTATGTAACTTTAATTTGAAAGATAGATAAATTCCCCGGGGCTATAGATCACCACCGAGGAAAAAATTTAGTTAACGATGTCAAAAGGTGTACTTAAGACCTGCAGTAGCGATGAAGTTATAGTTTTCTATGCCTGCACCATTTTTGTTGTAGTCAGAAGTGTTATCATTGTGGTCATAAAGTGACGTATCACCTTTTTTATTCGTAACCCGATTCCATGTTCCTTCAACATAAACTTTTACATTAGGTGTTACGTAATAACCTGCGTTGACGGCAACAGAATAGTAATTTGGGTCTTTGACCTTATTGCGATAAGTGATTCTTTTTCCCGGGTCATAGTGTTCATCATTATCAGATGCTTCTACCCAGCCGCTGTATTTAAATGCTCCACCGAACTCAAAATCTTCATAACGGTAACTTCCCGTCAGGCCAATATAGGGCATTTTAAAACGTTGTTTGTAGCCTATTACTCTTTCTCCATTCGGGATGGTGCCGATATCATCTCTGAATCCCTCGTCAGAGTATATATAGGAACCACCTCTTGCTGTAAAGCTATAACGGCTTTCCTGATATCCGGCCATGAGTCCCAGGCGGTAATTGGGTTCGTTGAGGAGCCATCCTTTGATATTCAGATCAAATTCGTTGGCATAATTGAGTTTTGTATCAGGGTGCTTGCTTTCATCCGTCCAGGTTCCGGGGTTACTGGAATCCATCCAGTCCTGATCGACCATATTACCACCCCGGCTGCCGAGAGTAGTCCAGCCAGCAGCCCCGATAGATATCTGGGGCATCAAATCCCAATTAATTGCACCTTTAATAATTGCAGCGTTATTGAATTTCCAGTCGAGTTGACTGACTTTTCGGCCTCCTTCTTCGGCTAGATAAACACGCTCTTTTGTTTTTCCGCTCAGAGTTCCAAGACTAATGTCCGCATTTATGTTGTCAGGTGTAAACGATAAAGTCTCGGTAGAGGCAAAAGAGCAGATCGCAATAGGGGTTGTCAGAACTATTCCCAGAAGTTTCGCCCGCATAAAGGTCTCCATTCAATCGTTTTAATGATTTAGCATGTATTTTTTATATCTAACTTGATGAGTCAATTGTATATTGTTTAACTGTTTATGGTTTGTTTAGGTTTGAATTATTATTTGGTTGCATTCATACTCTGTGGTTGAATTACCTGATAAGGTTTTGTTTTGCGGTTTAAAGTTTTGGGGTTTTTCTTCTCACTGGTATTTTTATCTATACATTGTTATTCATTTAGACGCATATTAACAAAAATATCATTGTTGTAGATATTGCTACAGTACTCTTGTTCAGTTTTTTCTGGTTGTGGCCGCTCATGCATCGGTGAAAAGGGGGCGGTGAGTCTGGCGGGGTCGTATCGCCAGACTCACAGATATGGGCTTCGACCCAGCAAAAATAGATGGAAAAAAGCAAAACAGGCACCACACGTCATGCATAGATTCAGATTGCTTATAATTCACCAATACAGATAAAAATCGTAAAGAGACCCGCGATACGTCACATGCAAGGACGTTCCACAACAGGCTGGATAACTTTCGATAGCGTGAGTATTGAATGATTTCCAGCCGAAACAGATTCTCTTGGAAAGAACTCATGGGCGCAATTTGCAGGCTACAGATTGAGAAATTCTCGCATTTTTCGGTGGCAAAAATGGGGCAAAACACTGCAAAAGGGGCAAAAATGGGGCAAAAAAAGGGGGTGTTATCGTAGCTTGTAGTAGTAATTGATATTATTTAACGTTTTGAAAAACAAATAAAATCTTTATGTATTAGATAGTTGTGATTTTTGCCCTTACTTATTGAGATTGTATTGTTCTTTCTTTGTAATTTGTTGATTTTCTTGCATTATTTCGGTTCTCTGGTACTAAATGGGGCAAATTGGGGGCAAACTTTGCAACTACGATAACCGCGCATTCAACATGGCTACCTGTTCGTCGTTCATGTCATCAATCCACATACCGTAAATTTCATACACCATCTGCGCAGTTTCATGCCCCATCTGGCTGGCTATAAATGCCGGGTTCGCTCCTGCCGTCAACAGTCAGCAGGCAAAAGTATGCCGCGTATGGTACGGATTACGGCGGCGAATGCCAGCACGTTTTACTGGTGGATCTCATCTTGCCCTTAAACTGCTTACCCGGTAATAAGGTTTCTGCCGTTCGGTTCCGCCGTACTCCCGATGATAAAAATTGATTTCGCTTATTCTATGATGCCCTGTCAGTTTGTCTTGCTTCTTTAGTATCTCTGGCCGAAACAAGGGAAGGCGCTTCAGTTTTTTGTTGTCATGCACTTATGATATTTGTTAAGTAAATAGGGGAGTTAATTCAATAGAGAAACAAATTAATGCCGATAAATCTAACATCTTATTTGAATTCTGCAGGACTATTGGAAACTGTCCCAGAAGATGTACTTTTTAATATACGTGAGCAAAGCTCTGCTGGAGGCGCTCAAATACAATTAGGAAATGTGATGGTTTCGATACAACCTATATCAACGGGAGATTACTTTACCGGACGGGTTAGCCGCGAGGGGCTTTCTGAGGGAGTATTTTATACGGCATTGAGTAATGTTGAATACCTTGAGCTGGAACTTAATGATGGACTCTCAAGCCGTGAGGTTGAGATGTTGGAACGTTTATCAACCATTTTTATTAATAAATCAGGATCATTACTAGACAAAATTGAAGAATGCTCTTTTGATGTAATGCATGCTGCTCTAAGAGGCACAGAGGAGTCAAGAACATGCCCTGTAACATTATGTGAGCCAGAGACAGGAGTCTTTATGAAGAACGCTCTGAGTTCAGATGTGTGTTCACTATATGAAAAAGAAGCATTGGTACAGCTTGTTAAAACGGCGTCTCCTCATCCGCTGAGTAGAGAAAATATAGATGCGTCAATGATTGTATCAAGAGAATCATGCTATTTTGATAATCAATCTGGAAATTTCAAATGTGTTAATGGGAATGTAACCTATCTATAAAAATTTATTCACTGATGAATCTATTGATTCAAATGTTTTATTGATGTGTTAAATATAGTAATATGCCCGCTATAAAAGTGGGCAAAATATTTATGAAAATATATGTGCAATTTTTGCCAGATGTAATTTTTCTGTGCCAGAAAGGTCTTTCTGATTGAGTATAATATAGAACTGTTATTCAAGTTATATTCTGAAAACTTAGGTTGTCTGTAATATTTGTTAAGTAAATAGGGGAGTTAATTCAACAGGAGGATAAATTACCGATGCCATTGTCATCGCCAGATAACCTTAACTGTTTATAGATTGATGTATCGGTAAAGGTGCTTAGCGGAAACATTAAAGAATGCATATTATATTAATAATAAAGATATTATTATGCATGAAATGTAGTTAATATTTTATTTTTATCATTTTTCTACAGTATTGTGCTAAGTTTTCACAAGCTGAAGCGATTTATTGTGAGTTTTTATGCCAGTTACGACTCTGAATATATCTAGTATACCTCAACTATCTCATGCTGATATATTGGCTTTACAGCAAGCGGCCAGGCGAGAAAGTGAAATAAGAGTATTTATCGGTAGTGGACAATATTCTATCCATCATATCTTGATGCCAGACTGGTTTTCAGTGGAGCCTCTCAGAGGAGGGATACTGGATAGATTATTAAGGCGTGAACATAGAATGGAGGATAGAGCATTTGTGCTGGAATGGCAGCTAAATCATATCCGGGCTTCTATTGATATATCTGGTAATTATATTCAGGATGCATTTTCTGGTTGCAGAGAAAGAAACTCTGATGTCATTAAGTTACAAAGCAAATTAACCTCTTGTATGTTTAGTCTGAATTCTGCAAGCTTTTCTTGTCCAGAGTCTTTTCTGACATGTCCTATAACATTATGTGTACCTGAAGTCGGTGTTTTTATGAAAAATTCTCGAGACTCCAATATATGTAGTTTGTATGATAAAAAATCACTATCGTATCTTATTAAAACCAGTGCGCCTCATCCATTGAGTAGAGAAGTAATAACAGAGTCGATGATTGTAGGAAAAGATGAGTGTCGTTTTGAACCAGTCAGAGGAAACTTTATTTTAAAGAACAAGTAATAATACAATGAAGTGAAAAGGTTTATCTCGAAATAACGTTAACTCGCCTGTATTCTGAGTAATAAAACCACAGGTATGCCATATATAAGAGCATGCCTGCGGTTACCTGATGGGCTTTCGATAGTGTGCGCTATCGAAAGCCTGTTGTTGCTGGCTATTCGATTCTTATTACAAATGACAGAGTAAAATTGAGATAAATGAAGCCTTGTGGTAACTTGCCAGACTTCACAGGTTATTAATAAAATGTATTTTACTGTTCTTAATCTATAAAATAACTTTTTGTTGTTTTACTGCATTGGTTTTAAAATTAATTTTTATTTAATAAAATTTAATTTAATAAAAACAAATATATTAATCGCTCTGATTTTACATTACTTTACAGATGAGCGTTATGCATCCCGTTGTAACTATCTTGTGATATGTGTTATTCATTCTTTGCAATATGGATGTGTATAATTATGAGCAGTGATTTAGATATGCCAGTTACTACTTTAAATTTTTCTCGTGTTTCTCAATTGCCCGCTACCGCAGTACAGTCCTTGCAGGATATAGCCAGAAGAGAAGATAAAGTAAATCTCTCTGCCAGAGGAAGACTTTATTCTATTCATTATGTCGAGATGTTGGATGGCTTTACTGTAGAACTTGTTAAAGGTAGTTTTCTGGACAAGCTACTGAGGCGTGAATATAGAATGGCTGAGATTGTCATTGAACTGGAAAGGCAGCTTAATGGTGGAAATACTTTCCTTGAAGCATACTTTGCTTTTTCACAAAGAGAATTGTCCAGTGCTGATTGGAAGAAACGGACGGATCTTGCTGCGCAAGAAAAAATACCTTGCCGATCTTTCAATGTTAATCCCGGAGATTTCTCTTGTTCAAAAGGTGTTTTGACATGTCAATGA